GTGATGTCTAGGAAACTTTGGTTGGCAGCCCCTTGTAAACCGCGCAACCGCAGACGCCGCATGCTTCAGCGTTGCTTGTGATGGCGGCAATCGCGGCCTCCGCGACTTGCTGTAGTTGCCCGGCGGGGATGCTGGACGAATAGGTATCGTCTAATTTGGCTGCGATGGCCGCTGCCACCCGCTCGACGATCTCACTCATGGTTTTGTTTCCTGCTGATAAACAAAATCATTGGATATCCGGTTCAATCTTGCCCATTGATATCATTAGGGCATTTCATTTCATTTAGGTTTGCCGCAGGTGATTTGGCCGCGTGTCCTTCCGGCTTGTCATCGCCGGGGTACCCCGCATCTTCCAAACCACCTGCGCCCGTTACGGGTTGCCCCGCGACAGCTTGTTACCGAATATCCGGTTCGATCTTGTGTTGTAGCATCAAATCCAGCAACAGCCCGACATGATAGGGAATGCGGGCTTCGCCGGCGATCCAGCGGCGCGAGGTTCTTGGACCGATCCGCAAGAAACGCGCCGCGCCGTTCTGGCTGAGACCTAGCCTCTCGATCAGGTCCGCATATTCTTTCGGCGTGGTGAATTTCGCCTGCGGCTCAGGCTTTTTCATTGGCTATCTTCCAGCTTGCGCAGCCGGTCGTTCATCCTGCCGATTTGCGCGCGCGTCGCCCGCATTTCGTCCAGCATGGCCGATTGCGACGTGTCCAGGCGCATGACGATGGCGGACAATACCCGCATATCGTCGCGCAGGCCTGCGCTGTCGCTGATCAGGCGATCCAGTTGGCCTGCAATGAAATTCAGATCGATCTCGGCCATTTTTCCCTCTTGCTGCAATGAAATTAGGCCAGATTGGCGCTAAGGTCAATCTGGCCTATGGGTTAGTGGCGGGTTTCGCCGGGTGGCGGATTTTGCCGCTTCAAAAACGCTTCGATCAGCCGCCGCATGCGTTCCAGATCAGCCAAGCGGCGAGCGATTTGTTCGGCCTTGCCCACGGCACTAATCCATGTACCCGTTAGGGTATTGCGTGCGCTCATGGTCGCGGCACGACGGACAAGGCTCGATATGCGCGCGGCTATGGTGGCCGGCAACATCGGGACGGCGCACCTTTTTTGCGCCTTCAAAGGTTTCACCGCCGCGCCATTCATCATAGCAATAGAATTGCGCGGTGATTTTTGTGAGTCTGCCAAGCGTAAGGCAGGGGCCACAAGGCGAGAATGAGCGAACGATCTGCATTTGGTTTCCCCTTGCGCCGCTGAATTGCGGCTAATCCTGTCGTAGGCCATTCCGGCCCTAGCGTTATTCGCGAATAAATCCGTTCAACTGGACTATAGCGCCAGCCTCGCGGCGCTCTGCCGCCATCTTCAGAATTGCCGCTTGATCCATAATTCGGAGGCGACCAAAGACCCAAACTTTGAATTTCGTGCCATGTCGCGCCTGTACGGTCATGGGTGACGGCGGAGGCGGGTTGTGTGCGGTGTCGTGGAACGATGACATTTGATTTCCTCTTGCGGCTTGATTGCCTGCAAACAACTTAGGCCATTTCGGCCTAGACACCAAATTATTTTGGGATGATTTAGATCACGTTTCGTTACAGACCCAAGAAAACTTTGGGAAGGTCAGATGTCCAGAACGATCAAATACCGCGCCAGGCGCCACACGCTACGCAAGCGCGTTAGACAAGCTCGCAAGCTGGAACGGCAAAGCCGCATGAAATACAGGATCGGCCGCGCCGCATGGCAGCGCCTGGAACTACAGCGAGATCAGAAGCGGTTCCGCAAGCAGGTTAGCTCGATGTTAGCTTCTGCGCGTGGCGCGCATGGGTCATCCGGCAGCGCCACAAGCTTTCATCGGAAAGCCTCTTTGCGTCAACGAGCGAAGCGGTGAGTTATGGTTGAGTCCGCAACCATCACCAATCCGCCCCGCAGTGGTTGGCGCCCACCCTTCAAGCAAAAGCGCAAGCTAACGCCAGCCTCACACGCACACGACAATTCCCCGTACGTCTACAAGACTGGTCGGCCAACGCTCTACCGCGAAGCAATGTGCGACGAAGCTGTTTCCATCATGAGCGAAGGTTACAGCGTCACTGCAACTGCGGGACATTTCCGGATATCGGTGGATACGATTTATGAGTGGATGTCACGCCACCGCGCATTTGCGGAAGCTATAAAAGTTGGCCGAGCTAGCCGTTTGAAAATGTTGGAGAAAAAATTACTGACCACAGTTCAAGGCGTTGGCGTTACCGCAGCGATATTCGGTCTCAAGAATGCCGGTCCGGATGAATGGAAAGACGTTGTTCACAGTGAACGCACCATAACGCACCGGATCGAGCAGTTATCCGACGAAGAATTGATGTCGATCGCGGCTCGCGGCAAGACGATTGACCATCAGCCCAGTCCCCCAGCAAGGCCCCAGGCATTGGTCGCACCAGATAGTGCAGTGAAGTCAGAAGCTTGCGAGCTACAACCGGCGGAGTGTTTCAACGCGGCGTGTACTGTCGCAGTCGATGATGGTGCCAGGCGGGGCAGCGACGCGGCCTCGGAGCCGGGGGAGGGAAAAATTTCCTCGGAGAAGCATGCTTATTTCGACAATCCCCCCTCCAAATCTCTCGTCTCCACAAAAGGCCCTCCGGTCAATCCGGAAACGTGTGTCGAGGGCGAGGCTTTTAAAAATCCGCAAAATTCTGGTGAGGTTGTTATGACGAAGGAAGCGGAGTTACGGGCATTACGGGAGATAACTGGCACTAATTTAGCTCATAACGGGCCTCACAAAGCGGAAATCGTTAGGGTCGATGATATTGCGGTTATGAAGTATCTGGATGGGCTCCGACGAAAGGCGACAAGCGTTGAAGAGGTCGACATCATCGATGTGATCGTGAAGTGTTTGTTTCATGAGGGGATCAACAAGGTGACGGGGCGCCTTCATGGGGAGCGGGTGGAAGAGAAGCCCCGACAGAAATCGTCTGAAGAGATGTCTGCGGAAGAAACGAAGTTCCGCGAAGCGGAAAAGGCCAAGGAAGCGAAGCGGATATATCAGCGCGATTTGATGCGCAAGCGCCGGGCGGAAGCCAAGGCTGCTGCGCAAGGCGACTGATCCCAAAAATCTTTGGTTCCCGAGTCAAAATTTCTTGGGGAAGTCTCCTGACGGTGCCATACTGAGCGATGGACTGGTGTCTGCATATGGCGTGCTGGATGTCCGCGCTCGTTGCCGGCGTGATGCTGGGGGCGGCGCTGGGGGCGCTGACGCTCGGGAGGGACGGATGAACGAATTTTCGGTTTATCAGTTCTTCCCCGATGACAGCTATGAGGCCGTCAAGCAGTTCGTTGGTGCGAAGGAGGCGGTCGAGACCGCGAAACGGTTGACCGAAACGGTGGGTGGCAAGATCGGCACCACCAAAAGGGTCATTATCACCGATGGCGGGGATTGTATCTGTTTCGAGTGGAAGTTCGGTCAGGGGGTGACGTTCAAGTGAAAACCATCTTCTCGGCCAACAGAAAACAACTCCGCCGGCCGCACTTCGTCAGCGTGCTGGATCAAAGCGGCTACGGGGTCAGCTACAGAACACATTCCACCCGCGAATATCGCGAGGAATACCAAAACAGCTACGATCCACAGTGGGACGATCCGACGCTGTACCGCATCAATGTCTACCCCAAGAGGCAAAATGCCCAACCGACATGACCGACGCAAAGCCAAACTGTTCGAACGGCACGGCGGCATTACGTTCATGGACCGGGTTGATCCACATGCCTTCGATGGCACCTGTCAGATGTGTGGAAGCCTGGATGAACTTCGGCCTTACGGCCCCAACAACGAAAATATCTGCTTCGACTGCGCCATGAAGGACGAGGAAACCACGAAGCGGAAGTTTAGGGAAATGTTGGACGGGCAGGCGTGAAATTTAGACAATGGAAAAACCGCGCTATTCGCCGGAACAGGCCGCCGCGGAATATCTGCGCCGGCAGGCGATCCGGACAAATTTGGGTGAATGGTGCAAGGCCAATGGGTTTTTCCCGGCCCAGCATCATCGGCTATTGATCGAGAAGCTCGAAGCGGTGTTAAGGGGAGATATCATCAGGCTGGCGGTGTTCATGCCGCCGGGCAGTGCCAAATCAACTTATGCTTCCATTCTGTTTCCGCCGTTCCTGATGGCGAACGTGCCAACTGCGATGGTCCTTGCGGCCTCCCATACCACGGAGTTGGCGGAACGGTGGGGACGCCGTGTCCGCAACCTGATTGATGACCATTCGGCCGAGCTTCGTATCGCACTATCGACCGACAATCAGGCGGCGGGCCGGTGGTCTTTGAAAGAGGGTGGCGAATATCTCGCAGCAGGAGCTTTAACGGGCATCGCCGGGTTTCGGGCGTTGTTCGGACTGATCGATGACCCCATTAGATCGAGAGCCGACGCCGACAGTCCGTTGGTGAGAGATCGGTTGTGGGATTGGTATCTCAATGATTTCCGGCCAAGGTTGATCCCAGGCGCGAGACAGGTGCTTATACAGACCCGCTGGCACGAAGATGATCTCGCCGGAAGAGCGCTCAATCATGAAAAATGGGACGTGCTGAGCCTGCCGGCTCTTGCAAAGACCGACGATCCCCTCGGACGTGCCGTCGACCAACCCCTTTGGAACGACGATGATTATGGCTATGGCGACCAACTTCTTTATCTCAGGGACAATACGCCGCCGAGAGTTTGGTCTGCGTTGTATCAGCAAAGTCCCGCCCCGGATGAGGGCGATTATTTTAAGGAAGAGTGGTTGAAACCTCGGGACATCATCCCGCACCATTCGACTTTAAGAATTTACGGCGGATCGGACTATGCGGTGACTAAGGACGGCGGCGACTACACCGTCCATGTCATTTTTGGCGTCGATCATCTCAACAATTTGTATTTGTTGGACCTGTGGCGCGGGCAGAAATCGTCCGACGTGTGGGTCGAGGCGGTGTGTGATTTGGTGCAGAAATATCGGCCGTTGGAATGGGCGGAGGAGGTCGGGCAGATCAAGAGTGGTGTCGGGCCTTTCCTCGAAAAACGCATGCGGCAGCGACGATTATACGTCAATAGAACCCAGTTCCCGACGCGAGGCGATAAGGCGGTGCGGGCAAGGTCCATTCAAGGACGAATGGCGCTCGATGGATTGTACTATCCGAAGAACGCCAACTGGGTGGCGGACTGGCTCGCCGAAGTGTTGAATTTTCCCGCCTCGATTCACGACGATCAGGTCGACGCCATGGGCCTTGTCGGTCAACTCCTGGACAAGATGGTGGTGGGGAAACTTAGTGAGAAGAAAATCCCGAAATTGCCCGATGATGGCTACCAACCCAGGAAACCCAAAACCATTGATGTCATGACGCTGTAGGATGAACCATTGATCTCACTGGATGATCTCGGCAACTCAGGTCAATATGACGGTGGTTATGACAAGTATGACGGCTGGGATGCGAATGGTAATCAACCTCCTAGTGTGGTTCGCCGGCGACGCGAATTTGAAAATTACGCCTTTGCCAAGGGCAGGGAAGTCGATGAACAGCGGATGAGTTGGCGCTACTACCACGTCGATCAATGGACATCTGAACAGTTAAGGGTCCTGAAGAAACGATCCCAGCCGGCCATTACCTTCGATCGGACCGGAAGGAAGATCGATAGTCTTTCAGGGACCATCCGCAGGCTTCGCACCGATCCGAAGGCCTATCCGAACTCCCCGAATGGCGAGATGGGCGCGGAAGTCGCGACACAGGTGATAAGAACCATCTGCGACGCCTCGATGGCGGAAGATTTGGAAGTCGAATGTTGTAGGGACGCCCTGATCCACGGCATCGGGGTTTCTGAACTGAAACTCACCAAGGGCGACAAGCAAGACCCCGATATCCGGTTCGGCTATTGCGATCCCCGCACTTGGTTTTATGACCCGCGTTCGACCAAGAACGACTTCCATGACACGAGGTTTCACGGCATCTACAAATGGGCCGATGCCGACGAGCTAGAGGCGGCTTTTCCCGAACAGGAAAATCTGATCCGGCAATCCATCAACAACGACGGCGGCTACTGGACCGCGTTCGATACTGATAGAGAGCCGATGTGGATCGACATCTATCATCGGGTTCGTTTAGTCGATCACTGGTACAAGGAAGGCCAAATCTGGAAGTGGTGCCTGCACACGGGCATTGTCGAGTTGATGAAAGGCGAAAGTCCTTTCGTCAACGAACGCGGACAGTCGATCTCGAAGTATCATGCCTTTGCCGCCTACATCGATATCCACGGCGACCATTATGGATTGATTAGGAGATTGCGGGGACCGCAGGACGCGATCAATCAACATCGGTCCAAAGCCATCCACATCATGAACACCCGCCAGGTAAAGCTGAAGGAGGGTGCGGTTGACGATGTGGAGGTGACGCGAAGAGAAGCGGCACGTCCGGATGGCGTCTTGATCTACAGAGGGGACAAGAACGACCTCGATGTCATTCAGCCCGACCAGGAGTTCTTGCAACAGACCAACTACTACCAGGACGCCAAGACCGAGATCGATAGTTTCGGACCCAATCAACAGTTGATCCAGAATTTCGGGCAAAACGTTTCTGGACGTGCCGCCAACATGCTGCAACAGGCGGGATTGGCCGAACTAGGTCCGTTCCTGAAAAACTTCCGGATGTGGAAATTGGAGAGATATCGGGCGTGCTGGCTGGCAGCGCAGAAGTTCTGGACCGCGGACCGCTTCCTTCGGGTGGCCACCGATCCACAGTCCTTGCAAGCGATCTTCATGCAGATCAACGGCATCCAGCTCAACGAATATGGCTTGCCCGCCCTGGTCAATGCACTCGGTAATATCGATGTCGAGATCAAGATCGATGAAGGCCCCGATACCGAAACCATCCAGGGGGATATTTTCGATTTGTTGATGGCCCTGAGCCAGAACAACGTACCTGTACCGCCTCAGGCGATCATCGAGGCTTCTTATCTGCCGATGTCCGAGAAGAAGAAACTACAGCAGATGGTATCTCAGCCCGATCCGACGAAGGTGCAGGCGCAGCAACTGCTGATGGCCGACAAGCAGACCGATATCCAGAAGAAGCAGGCGGAGATCGGCAAGATACAGAGCCAAGGCATGCTGAACGCCGCCAAGGCCAGGACGGAAGGCATGCCGGACGCCCCACTTCCCCCGAAATCACCCTTGGACGTTGCGCAGCAACTCGCCGACATCAACGAGACCAATGCAACCGCGATGCATAAACGAGCGAGCGCAACAGGTCTCTACCACAAAGCCTTGATCAGCCCCTTGCAACTGATGGCCGACCATGCCCAGCAGAACGCCAATCGCGCGGTCGACAGCGCGCACCGCAACGCCGACCGCATCCAGGAAAGCCTCCACAAGAACGCTGACCGCCAGCGCGTCGTCAGCAACCTCACACCGGAATAGCAACATGGCAGACCCAAAGACATCTGAAGTGACACCCGAATCAAAGACACCCGAAGTGAAGGCCCCGCCGCAAGGCGGCCACAAGCACCCGCCGCAGGGCCCGACCACGGGCCGCCTTCTTTCGGATTGGCGGATGGATCGCGACTACGAGAATTTCAATCCGACCGCTGAAAAGTAAGTAACACGTCCGCTGCACGAAACGCAGCAACCACGTCCCGCTTGAACGACATCACGCGTCCCTGTGAGCGGGGATCGGCTCACCACGCCTGCCGACAGCGACATGACGGCCACGTTGCCGGATGACGAAAAATTCCGGGGAGACTGACATTGAGTGATACGACCCAAGGCCAGGACGTTCAAGGTGAACAGCAGGCGGATGACGCCTCGCTGTTTCGAGAGGCGCTGGATGCGCCGACGCTCGAGAAGTTCGAAAACCCGCGGCTTCCGGAAGCAAGACAGCAACCGGAGCCGAAACCTGAACCACCGCAACAGCCCGACGCGGCAGTTCCTTCGGGGCGCTTCCGCGAAGAGACTGAGGCGCGACGGCGGGCAGAACGCGAGGCAACGGACTTAAGGGCGCGGCTCGCCGCGTATGAGGTACAGCCCAAGCAGCAACAACAGCAACCGAAGCTCGACGTATTCGATAACCCGTCAGGTTTCGTGAAGCAGGAAGTCGAGCCGATCCTTAACCAATTCCGTCAGGAATTGCAGATGACCCGCGAAGCGATGTCCGCCGACAACGCGGTGCGGCTCTATGGCGAGGAAAAGGTTTCGGCCGCGCGTGCTTCCCTTGAGCAGGGGATGGCACGGCACGACCCGCATGCATGGGCAACCTACAACCGCGCGATGGCATCGCACGATCCCTATGGCGTCATCGCACGATGGCACTTGGATCGCGAGACGCTGACGCAGATCGGCGGCGATCTCGAAAGCTACCGGCAGAAGGTCTTGCAGGAAGCCATGAACGATCCTGAGTTTCACAAGCAGGTCATTCAGGCGGCCAGGGGTCAGGCCGCGGCGAACGGTTCACAAATCAATCGCCCCGCCGTCACTCAATCGAAAGTCCCCACCCTTCCATCGCTCTCGGACATCGGAGCGGCGGGTGCGGACGAACAAACCGTCGAAGCATCCGATGAAGCTCTGTTCCGGGCAGCCGTCTCAGCCAAGCGGCGCGGATAAAGACAGGGTATCGCAAGCGCGAACCCGGCGCCGCTAACCCCGAGAAGGGTTACGGCAATGCTTACCTCCAATCATGTCAATAATGAACTAATCAAATTCCGCCGACAGGTCATTAGCGACTTCCTGCGGCGCTCGCGGTTCGATCCCTTCATGGGCGACACCTCGACCTCGATCATCGTTCGCATGGCCGACTTAGAGGCCAACGGCAAGGAAATCAACGTCCCGCTGGTCAACCAGTTGACCGGCATGGGCGTCGGTGTCGGCACGTTGCGCGGCAATGAGGAAATGATGGACAGCTACGGCTTTCCAGTGTGGGCGGATTGGGGCCGCAATGCGGTCGCCAACAACCGCGCCACCAACAAGGAAAGTTCGTTCGATATAAGGTCCACCGCGCGCAATCTTCTGCGCGGCTGGTCACGCCGTATCGTCCGTGACGATCTCACCGACGCGCTTCTGACGATCCCGACTGCTTCCATCCAGCCCGGCCGCTTCCAGGCACCGGGCAACCGTGTCAACGGCGTCAGGTGGACGAGCTCCACGACCGCGCAGAAAAACTCATGGACGGCGGCGAACTACGACAGGCTTTTGTTCGGCAAAGACCTCGGCAACTATTCTTCTACCTTTGCCACCGCGATTGCCAATGTCGACGCGACCAACGATCTGATGACGGCCGCCAACGGCAGCTTGATGAAAATCATGGCAAAACAGTCCGGCGTCGATCCCGCCAATCCGGGCACCTACAACGGCCGGCCCAAGATCACTCCCTGGGAGATCGAGGAACTGGACGAAGAAATGTATGTCGCCTTCGTCGGCGACCGCAGCTTCGCGCAGTTGCAAGCCGATCCGACCATGTACCAGGCCAACCGCGACGCCCGCCAGCGCGAAAACAACGCCACCGGCACCAACCCGATCTTCACGGGTGGGGCACTTCTCTATGACGGCATCCTATACAAAAACATCCCGGAAATCACCTCGCGGTTGTTGCTGAAGGGTGCCGGTGCGGCCGGCGTCGATGTCGAACCGGTCTTTCTCTGCGGTCAGGCGGCGGTGGCCTATGCGATGGGCCAGATGCCACGCCCGACGCAACTGGAAGATGGCGATTACGAATTCCTTTATGGAATCGGCATCGAAACACAGTACGGCGTTGCCAAGATCGCCAAGGCCCCGCAGACCGTGCAGGGCGCCACCGCAGGCGATCTCGTTGATTGGGGCATGGTGACCGGCTTCTTCGCCGCCCCGCCTCACACCTAGTAGGAATAACGGCCCCGGCGAAAGCCGGGGCTTTTTCTGTTCTTCGTTTCCAACAGAGGATCAATCCATGGCTCTCCGAAAAGCTTATTCACAGCCGCAGGCTGGTGCGTATGCATCCGCGCGCATCAAGAAAGTCCTTGGCGGCAGCTACTCCATCAATGCGGCGGACGTTGTTCCGGCCAACAGCGTGTCGATTGCGATGATCCCGGCCGGGTTCGTTGTGCAGTCGATCTCGGGCACCTTCCCTGATCTGGACACCGGCGCGACGCTCACCGTCAATGTCGGCGATGCCGCCACCCCGGCGCGCTTTGTCAGTGCTTCAACTGCCGCTCAGACCGGTGGCGCGGTGCCGGCCATCGTCGCCGGCGCGGTGGGTTTCCAGTACTTGATCGATACCGAAATCCTGCTCGGTTTCGTGGCGGGTCCGGCTGGCGCACAGGCAGGCAGCGGAACCTTCTATATCGAAGGGTTCTTTGCCAACCCGTAAACGTTGGTTTGCCAACCCGTAAACGTTTCCCGTGAAACTTGGAGAGAAGCATGAAAAAACTCAGCGTGACCTATCATGCGCCGAAGGGCGACAACAAAGTCGTTGAAGCCTTCGGCCACACCTTCCATGACGGCAAGGCCGAAGAGGTCGAGGTTGACGACGCCACGTTGGCCAAGATGCAAGGCAACAAGTATTTCGAATGCGGCAAGCCAACCGACGCGCCGCCCCCGAAATACGAACCGCCCCCAAAGGACGAACCCCACGAAAAGGAAACCCACAAGGGCCGCTAGCGCGGCCCTTTCCTTTTGGAGGGGACATGACCATCAAGGTCGTCATTGGCCCGTTCATCCAGCCGGGCGAGGATTTGTCGGATGCCATCGAATGCGCGGGCCAGCCCGTGCGGCTGACGATGCCGGGCGCGTGGGACGACGATGCTTCGGTGATTACGTTTCAGGTCTCCACCGACAACAGGATGTTCAACGACCTCTTCGACCACAGAGGCGAAGAGATCGAGGTTGCCGTGGTGCCCGGCGCTGGCGTGATCGTTCCGCCCGGCTGGTTCCGCTCGGTGGTGTTCGTCAAGTTCCGGAGCGGCACCAGGGACGCGCCGGTGGCGCAGTCGGACCTTCGCGAATTCGCCATTGCCATCGAGACGGGGTGAAATAAAATGCGCAAGCTTTTCCTCGCTGTCTTGTTGCTGGTCCCGGTTCAGGCCCA